CAGTATCTAATTTAAAGTAATCTTTACCGACTTTCTCAATTTTAACGCATTGTTCAAACATGCCCGGCCAGCATATCACAAATGCTCTATTGTCTCTTGGCAATTTATAGTCACCAAGATTATTAATTAATAGCCAATACCTTGCTTCTGTCCTATTCAATAGTGCCGGCATTTTCATGTAAAGTTTTCCCCCTCTGCCTGACTAAATTTATCACAAAAATAACTAATTTACCTAGTATGCTTAAAGAATCCTGTACATCTGTGTATATGTTTTATAGTGTGGGTATTGTGGTAAATACTTATCTAAATCCTTTTCAAAGCATGATTATTTACCGGGTCGCCAATCTACGCATTCATGATTAATTGATGCACTATTATAATTAGAATCTACAAACTCATACCAGTGAATATCACTAGCAAGCTTAAGCATTTCTTCTGCTACTGCTTTTAATTCTTTTTCGGTTAAATACTGAGTTTGACCATTACCTAAAATAATGGCTCCGAATTCATGGAATCGATGCAAGTGTGCTATCTCTAAGTATCTACATTTACACACAATAAACCTCCTTTCTTTCAGAAAAACTGAATATATTTATGTGCTTTCCACATTCTAGTATGATGAGGTCTACATAATTTTAGAAGTGGGCTTTTTGAGTATCCACTTGCACCCACATACTGGACATTTAATTACTTTTTTTCATTAATTAACCTCTAGATAAAATCTCTTCTTTACTTCATCATATTCCAATACAAAACCAGTTTCATTATCCCTAAAGTCTTTAAAGAATATAAGGGCATCATCCTTTACTATCTTTAGATAGATAGTATCATCATTATTAGAAACAGGTGCATAAAGAGGTCCCTCAAGATTACGCAACATCCTGCTAATCTCTTTACCAGTGCTACCAATATTCTTAACCTTATTCATTTATGTATGCCTCAATTTATCTTTTAACCATTTATATACATTCTTGTGGAATATTAAACCTATTAGTAATAGATTAAACATATTCCCAAGAATAATCAAAACTATGTATTCAACTATATAACGTATCATTAGTTTAACCTTTTAGGTTTACTTCTAGAAGCGGTCTAACCTAATTCGTTAAACCGCAGGTAGAAATAACCTATTAGGGAATTGCGTATCTATTCACTTAGACCACAAGCTTTCTTAAACAGTTCAGGATTAAACTTAGAGTTATCGCGTTTAAGTGCTACTGTAAAGTGCTCTACTAGTTGCTTCCAATAACACCATTCAATACCAGTATTAGGACCTATTGGTTTAGCATTATTCAATGTTTCGGCTATTAGCCAATAGCCACCAGTTTTAATCACAGGGTGTTTGTAGTTTCGCATAACCTTATGCCCTTTCTTGAAGGTAATTATAGTCTTTACAAAGAATGGGGTATTTCCTTTCATCAAATACATATGATAACCATTCATGGAATAGCCTAAAGTGCTCTGGGCTATCATGGCGATGATTAGTTATCTCTAGTTCTTCATCTCTTCCTTTATGATACCAATAACTATCATCACTCATTTGATAAAACCAATCGTGATAATGTAGTTTGTTCCAATATGTACTTAAAGGCATTAGGTTATTCATTTAGTTAATCCTCAAATTCCCTTATCGTAATGATTGAAGCTAAGAACCATAAATCTTCCCAATCTTCACTCAAAGGGTGTAGGTAATCAGTTACTCCATATATATAACCTCTTAGGAATTGCCATTTCTTGTTCTTCCATTTTCTCTCTATTTCTTCCCACTGCCACTCCCGTTTTTCGGCTGTGGGAAGCCTTGCATAACTGTGTTTCGTTTTCATACAGCCTCCTTAGTTCATCCGCTCAAGGCCGTTGTGGGGAACGAAGCGGTACTTCCGGTCGGCCTTGTCGCCCAGACCACAGAGGATGTAGGCGTCAGGCAGGAAGTCGCCCGGAGTGGGTTCCTTGCCGATAATGCGGAGCTGAAGGAAGCCGACCTTAACCACTTCACCGATTTCCCAGTCCTGCTTGTTGTTGCGAATCATGGTTCTATCTCCTCTTTACTTGCCTACAGTTTATCAGAAGCCTAAGATCTGTCAACTACTTTCCTTGACCCACAAGGTACACTAATTCCATGATTTTCTTAGGTTATTAGTACGTCGGCGGTCCTGTTTGGTTATCTGTTGAGTCTATTTTAGGTCGGGTTTCTGAACTTGTCTACCTTTTTTCTAGACTTTCTTTGTTGCTTCGCCCTTAGCCTTGTCAACGGTGAAGCCCCAACGCTTAGCCGCTATTGTGAGCCTCCTACGGGCTCCTTGTTCCGTCATGTTGACCTTTCCCCATACGGTATTGTGCCCGTCATCATATACGGCACGGATGTAGGCCCCGAGCGTCTCACTGTTTACAATTTCAAACTTTACTAGGACCACGGCTTCTATCTCCAGAAGTAAGGGTTTAGAGATTACCTATTTGGTTATGTAAGAGTAGACCCGAAGCGGGGCTAAGGGTTCAGGTTTAATCTTGCTCTTTATATAGCTAATCTTGGGTATTTAAAAGTTCCATAAGTAACGACATAGACTATATGAAATAAATGTTTATAATTGGGAACACATATTAGACTGATTAGATAAGAAAGTTCAGGCTAGAAACCTAGCAAATCGGCCCTTCAATTGGCCTATTTGGAGTCAGAAACTTCGCTATGCTTCGCTAATTAGGGTACATGGATGTACGTAACATACACAATACAAGGACGTATATTAACTAAGTTATTGATTTAACTAATAAGATGTAATTAGCGCGAACTAGAGAACTAGGTGAGTGCATTAATCATTATCATTAATTAATATAATAAATACACACAATAGTATGTACTTAATATCATTATATAATTAATATACATATTCATTTACTATATATACATTAATAACTAATAATGTATTTAGTTATTGTAATTACTATTCATTTACATATACATAACATATATATCTATACAGATAAAGGTACTACATAGGGTCCTCTAATGGGACCCGGTAGGGAAACTTAAAGCGAGCTGAGGGGCAAGCGCCCCGTGCGTCTATCATCGCTACGGTGCTAAAAGATAACTTTTTTTATTTATAATTGATAAGTACAAGGAAGTACTTTTATATAGGGATATATAATACCTGTTCAGGATAGAACAGAAATATAGGGAATATATACTTCCCACCCTTCGCAAAGATTTGGGCTATAAATTTTTTTATAATTTAAGAATTCAAATAAGCCCAAACTTTGCTCCGACCCTCCCAGAGCGATTCGCAGAATTGCGACTCTTGGGGGAGTGGGAGGTTCAAACTATAATCGTAATCTTTACAACAACTTAAAAATTTCTAGTGAACTTCCTTGTTTTTTTGTTGTCCTAATACTTATATGTTTAATGAGTACAGGGAGGTAATAGAGTGAGTTTAAAGTGTTAACTTTAACGAGCGATATTACTTAGGTACGAATCACTAGCTCTTCACATATTAGCCTCTTAGGAGGCGTATGTAAGAAAGGTGAAGAGCGAAGTTCATTCCGAGACACGGAAGTGAACGAAAGAAAAACTATATATGTTTTGAGTGAGAGAACGGGTTGAGGAATGTATTAAAGGTGAATGATAAAAATAATTTAGAGTTAGTTAATGAAGATGAATTAAACAAGATTGATAGTGAACAATCAAAGTATTCTATTGAACAAAAGATTAAAGTTATCATAGAATATGTAATTACTGGTGATTTAAAACAAGCAGCAGAACTTGCAAATGTAAATTACTCTTCTGTTCGTATGTGGAGAGAAAGGTCACTATGGTGGCCTGAAATAGCTGAAAAGATACGTAAAGAACATAATGATGAACTAGACGGACAAATTACCAAAGTTATCTCTAAAGGTGTTAAAGAAGCTTTAGACCGTATGGAGAATGGTGATGAAGTCTTTGATAGTGAAGGTAACAAAAGAACAAAGAAAGTATCTCTCCGAGACTTAACTACTTCCTTAGCTATTCTATTTGATAAACGTCAAAAGATTAGAGAATCTATTAATGGTGTTGCTAACTCAGCAACTAAGGATGAAATGTTAGAAGTTCTTAAGAAGAAGATGGAGGACTTTGCTGTTAAGATTCGTCAAGATACACAAGCAACTATTCAAATTGAGAACGATAAAAAAGATGCTTAAGAGATTTCTATTAGTATTTACTTTGTTTCCTGTTTTAGCATTTGGTACTACTGTAAAGTTAATCCCAAATGATAGAAGTACAATTGATGTTCCAGTTCAGATTTCTGGAGCTGCTCAACCAGCTAATTTTTTATTTGATACTGGTTCTGGTTATACTGTACTTCCCGGTGTTCCTGTTGATGGAGTATACACTAAGGATATAGAAGGTGTTATGGCTAATGGTCAACGTATAACCACTAAAGTTTATACTTTACCTTCTATCAAAGTTGGTGATTGTTTAATTAGGGATGTTGAAGTAATTGCATTTGATACTACTAAAAGACCTATTCTTGGTATGAATGTACTTAAGCAATTCAAACAACTTACTATGGACTTTGATACTAATTCAGTAACTTTTGTTTGTCCAACGGAAAAGTAATTTAGGAGGAATAAAGAAGTGGCTAAACGGATGAAGATGCCAAAAACTCCAAAACTCGGGATGCCTAATACTTTAATGACGGTAGCTCCCGCTGATGTAAATATCAAGAAAGGTACGGGGAAGAAAAGGGGACCATATAAGCCTCGGAAACCTCGATAACATTTGCAGTTAACCTCAGACGTTATTTATGGATTTACGTCTACCTTCTTACTTACCCGTTACGATAATCCAAAACCAATTCCCCACTTCCACAGGGAATTGTGGGATTTAGCTTGCTCTGAAGAAAGAAAGGTAGCAATAGCTGCTCCACGTGGTCACGCAAAATCAACAGCGATAACACACGCATATGTTCTGGCTAATGTATTATTCAGATGTAGGAAATTCGCGCTTATTGTTTCGGATACTGAGGGACAGGCTGTACAGTTCCTTGGTGACATTAAGAAAGAACTTACTGAGAACGATGATTTAATTCGTACCTTTGGAGTTCTTGGTTTCACCAAAGAAACAGAATCAGATATAATTGTTTCCTGTGAAGGTGGACACGAATTCCGAATCATTGCTAAAGGTTCAGAACAAAAGGTAAGAGGTATCAAGTGGCGTAATATGCGCCCTGACCTTATTGTTTGTGACGACCTTGAGAATGATGAAATTGTTGAAAATGAAGAACGGAGGGCTAAGTTCAGAAGGTGGTTCCAAAAGGCACTACTTCCCTGCGGAGGGGACAATTGTATTTTCCGAGTAGTAGGTACAATTCTTCACCTAGACTCTTTGTTAGAACGGTATATGCCACCAATAGGGGACGCGAATACCGTAGTAGAACCACTAAAGTCATACTCGAAGAAAAAGATTAAAACTTGGGTATCGGTTAGATACCGTGCCCACGATGAAAACTTTGATAATATCTTATGGCAAGAGAAGTTCAGTCAAGAACGACTTGAAGAAATAAGACAAGAGTATGTTGACCAAGGCGAACCAGAAGGTTATGCCCAAGAGTATCTGAATTATCCTATTGATGCGTCTACTGCATTTTTCCAGACGAAAGATTTTAAACCTATCTTGGATAGGACTGAACCTCTGGAATACTATGTTGGTGGAGACTTAGCAATATCTACTCAAGATAGACGTGCCTTTACTGTATTTACTGTTGCTGGTCTTAATAGTGAAGGAATGCTAAAAATAGTAAATGTCCATCGGTTCCGTGGTGACTCCCTCAAAATTGTAGAAACAATGTTTGAAATTCAACAGACCTACAGCCCTATGTGGTTTGCTGTTGAACAAGAGAACATTGCTAAATCAATTGGACCTTTCTTAAATCTGGAAATGGTTAAGAGAGGTATCTATCTTACTATTCGTCCTGCTACTCCGACGCAAGATAAACCCAAACGTGCTCAGTCAATTCGTGCTCGTTTCCGTGCCGGTGGTATAGAAGTAGATACACAAGCCCCTTGGTATAATACTTTTCTGCAAGAATTCCTGCAATTCCCTAAATCTGCTTATCTGGACCAAGTTGATGCAACAGCACATATTGGCCTTGAATTAGATAAAATGGTAGTTGCTCCTACAGAAGAACAACTTGCCGATGAAGAATGGGAAGAAGAGCATGAACATGATGAAAGTGGTGAATCTGGAATGTGTATTGTTACTGGTTATTAAACTGTGAAAATTGATGAAGATACAATCCAAAGTATAAACATTGCAGAAAACTTAGATGAAGAGACTTTAACGGATCTTGGGGAAAAGTTGGTTACTCTTGTTAAAGAGGATGACCAAAGTCGGGAGGAGTGGTTAAAGAACCAAGCAACTTGGATTAAACTTACTTCTCAAGTAATTGAACAAAAAAATACTCCGTGGGATCATGCTGCCAACGTAAAGTATCCTCTTCTAACAACTGCTTGTTTGAATTTCCATGCAAGAGCATATGGTGCATTATTTAATGAACCTAATCTTGTAAATGTAAGAGTGTATGGTGAGGACCCCGAAGGTATTAAACAATTCCGGGCTTATCGTACTGCTGCTTACGCAAACTTCTACTTAATTGAAAAAATGCCTGATTGGCTAGATGGTATGGATAGAGGTCTATTCATCCTAGCTATCTCTGGTATGATGTACAAAAAGACGTACTATTCAACAGTACGCAATAGGGTTGCTTCCGACCTTATTACCGCAAAAGATGTAATTCTTAATTACAATGCTCGCAATTTTGAAACTGCACGTAAGACTCACAGAATGTGGCTTACTGAGAATCAAATTGAAGAGTATAAGCGCAAGGGTGTTTTCTTAGATGTAGACCTTGCCCCAGCTGCACAAAAACATCAAGACCCTGTACAAGATAAAATCCTTGGTATGCATCCTACTGGTGGATTAAACCAAGAGGAAGATGCTTTACGAGAGATTTATGAAATACATTGGTCTTGGGATTTAGATAAGGATGGTTACAGGGAACCTTGGATATTCACTGTTGACCGTGATACTAATACTGTTTTACGGATTGTTCCGCGATTTGAGTGGAAAGATGTTGAAACGTCAGAAAATGGTAAGAAAATTGTTTGTATCACACCCGAAGAGCAATTCACAAGGTATATCTTTATTCCTGACCCTAATAGTCCTCTCTATGGTATGGGTTTGGGTTCTTTGGTTGGTCCTCTTAATCTTGCAATTAACACAAACATCAACCAATTGATTGATTCTGGTACATTATCAATTATGTCTACTGGCTTCTTGGGTAAGGGTTTGAACCTTCGTGGTGGTAAAATTAAGGTTAAACCCGGACTTTGGCAGACAGTAAATAACCTTGGTGATGATTTACGTAAAGAAATTATACCAATTCCTGCAAATCAACCTTCTCCAACACTTTTTCAGTTACTTGAACTGTTAATTCAGTCTGGTGAGCGTCTAGCATCTATAAATGATGCCATGATGGGTGAAAATCCGGGACAAAATCAGCCGTATGCAACTACTGCTGCCGTTCTAGAGCAAGGTTTGAAGGTATTTGTTGGTATCTACAAGCGTATTTTCAAGTCTTTAGGCGATGAATACGAGAAAATCTTCAATTTATTCTACAGATATATGGATGCTAAGGAGTATGGAGTAGTTTTAGACCAACCCCAAGTTCCTCTTGAAGTATTGAAAGAAGATTTTAACCCAGAAGATTGTGATATTCGTCCTGTTGGTGACCCAAGAGTGGTTACTGATGCGCAAAAGATGATGCGTTCACAATTATTGATTCAAAAGTGGCAGATTCTTCCTAATAAAGAAGAAGCACTGAAACGCGTACTTGAAGCAGAAGGTCATTCGGAAGTTCAAAAGTTAATGACTTCTCCGAAGCCGCCTGAACCTTCTATTGAAGAGAAACAATTACAACTTGATGTTGCTAAGTTTGAACATCAACGTCAATTGGATATGGCGAGTATGCAGATGGAAGGTGTTCGTACTCAATCTGGTGCTGAAAAAGACCATGCTTCTGCTGTTCTTAATACAACTAAGGCTGCTGCTATTCCAGAAGAGCTTAAAACTGACCGTCTTAAGATGGCTGTGGATGCACACAAAACTGTGGCTGATATCCACATGCAAGATAAAGAGCATGAACTTAAGCGTGAAGAAATGGGCCATGAGGCCAGTTTAGCAGGTCAGCAACATTCACATGAGAAAGAGGTAGCAAAGATTGGAGCGCAATCTAAATCAAATTCTAAACCCAATTCTAGCGGAAGCAAATAATTATACTGATGCTTTTCATGGATTACTGAATGATATTTCTGCACATGATATTAAGTCTTGGTTAAATGATAGAATTTCACAAGCCTTAATTTATTTTATTGATTCACAGGTATATACGGAACTTGCATCACATCTCGCTGGTGTAGATACACTAGAATCTGTTGGAGGCACAGCACAAAAGAATGCTGAGTATATCGGCAAGCTCGACGCTTATAACAGTGTGTTACAAGTAATAGCTGGACTAAAAGAGAGAGATAAAGAAGAAGAATGATTACTCCCAAAGGTTTTAGAATTTTAGTACGTAAAGACCCCGTTGAAAAGGTTTCTTCTGGTGGCATTGTTATTGTTTCAGATGATGAACTACAAGAAGCCAATATGAATATTGGTAGAGTAGTTGCAATTGGTGATATCGCATATAAGGCATATTCGCCTGATTATACAGGTAAGCGGTGGGTTGAAGTTGGGGACCATGTAACTTGGTCCAAACACGCAGAGCGTAGAATGGTTGACCCATACACAAATGATAAAGACCTCTATATATTAAATGATGATGATATCATTGCTGTAATGAGTTCCGGTGAGAATCCTAAGTAAAGGTAAAAATAGATTATGGCATTTGAGCAAACTATTGATGAAATTGTGGCAAAGCTTCCGAAGGTTGACAAAGAAGATGGTAATAAACATGTTAAGGAAGATGCTGATAAGCCTGTAGTACGTGATGAAACTAGTTCTACTGAGGAAAAGGTAGAAAGTCCTTCTGAGAAGCGAGCTAGGGTTGGTGGTTGGGTTCCTCTTAATGAGTGGAAGGGTGACCCTGACGATTGGGTAGATGCAAAACAGTTTAATGTTCGCGGTGAATTAATGGACCGCATTAAGGAACAAGGTCGTGCCTTACGGAGTTCTTCCAAAGAGATTGATAATTTAAAGAGAGCCTTACAGGAACTTGGCGAGATTAACGGTAAGATTGCTGAGGTTCAGTATAAAAAGGCTCTACGTGATTTACAGGGCCAAAAGGCGGAAGCAATTACAGTCGGGGATTCGGCTAGGGTTGCAGAATTGGAAGAGTCCATTGATGAATTAAAAGAAGCTAACCCTGCTAAGAAAAAGCAGGATAATGATACTCCTACTCAGCCGCAAGCTGACCCGGAACAACAGAAGATTTTTGCAGCTTGGGTTGACCGCAATAAGTGGTACCAGACTAATCCTGCGATGAATGGCTCTGCCAATGCTCTTGGTGTTTTGTATTCAAATAACAATCCTGATGCACCTTTAAGTGAAGTTTTAAATTATGTTGAGGAACAAATCAAAGAAGAGTTCCCGCATAAGTTCAAGAAAGCTTCTCCCCGTACTCCTTCTGTAGAACCTGATGATGAGTCTCCGACTCCGCGCAATAGTGGCGCACGTAGTAAGAGTGGATTTACGGTTAAGGATATGTCTCCTGACCAAGTAGAAATTGCTGAAACCTGCATTGAAGCTGGCGCATTACGTACTTCTCGTACTGACCCTATTCCTAAGAAGGGAACAAAAGCATATAACGCTGCCATACAACAGTGGGTTGACCAATTAGCTGAGGCCGGTGATTTACCGGCTCAACGTAAGAATAGGTAATAAACAATGGTAGATGATAAAAATAATAGTCCTGAGAGTGAAGTGAAGGCAAACAAGTTGGACCCCGAAAAGCGGAAGATGATGCCTCGCAAGAAAGTGGGCCGGAAGTCTAATCTTGAAAAGAAAATGCTTAATGTTCCCCATCGAGTTCCTGTATCTGGTGATAGAGATATTTTAACTGTCACTGGTTTTGATACCAATAAGTATCATATGCGATGGGTTAAAGATGTGGGTGAAACTGGTTCTCGTATTTTCAAGTATCGTCGTGCTGGTTATGAATTTGTTCCGGCTGTTGATGTGGAAATTGGTCAAGAACTTGTTTATCGTTCACAACAAGTAGGGTCTATTGTTCGTGTTCCTGCTAATCACACTGGTGAGTATCTTTACCTAATGTTTATTTCCAAAGATTTGTATAAGCAAGACCAAGCTCAAAAGAGCAAGTCAATCTTGGACCAAGAAAGGGAAGTAACTCGCCAAAGGGATGAAAACCCGAATGACCCAAACAGTTTATATGGTTCGGGTGCTGTAAGTAAAACTTACCGCCCTCCGCGTTAATTTTTAAGGAGTGTTTTAAATGGCGAATTTAAACAAGCCCTTCGGCTTTAAGCCGGTGAAGTCTCTTTATGGCGACTTTAAGGGTTTAATTCGTAAGGCTCCTGCTGGTACTCGTAGTTCTGATACTACTAATAACCACGGTGATTTATATATTGGTGATCCCGTTAAGTGGTCTAGTGGTACTTTACTTCCCGCCAATTCTGGCGATACCGTCGCAGGTGTTGTAGTTGGTGTTGGTACTCTCCCGACTGGTTCTATGGGTGAGACTGGTCCCTTTAATCCCGCCAAGCTTGAACAAACTTATCTTGCTTATGGCGATACTGGTGATGTGTGGTACGTGCCTACTGATGGTGTCCTTTTTGAAATTCAGTCTGCTTCTGACCTTGACCTTGCTCTTGGTGCTGTTGCAGATATGTCGGTGGACTCTGGTGAGGCACATGGTTCTCGTACTACTGGTCTTTCGTCAACTCAATTGGTTGCAGACGCCAATCACGATGTAACTGTGGTTGAACATGTTACCGCTGAGGACAATGATAAGACCTTAGCTTACGCTCGTTATCTTGTGCTCTTCAAGAAAGCCGTAAGTTCTACTTAATAGGAGCTAAGATAAATGATTACTTCTTCCAGTTTTGCTAAGGCACTTTACCCCGGCGTCAGTTCGTGGTTTGGTATGTCTTACAATGACTATGAATCGGAGTACACCCGTCTCTTTGAAACGCTTACTTCTAAGCGCGCATATGAGGAAGATGTACAGGCTATTGGTTTAGGTCTTGCCCGTAAGAAGCCCGAAGGCGAATCCATCGAATTTGATGATATGCGTCAGGGTTTCATTACTCGTTACAGCCATGCTGTATTTGCTCTTGGTTTCACTATTACCCGTGAAATGGTTGAGGACGACCAGTACGGTATTATCGGTCCCAAGAAGGCTGATGCTCTTGCCCGTTCTATGCGTTACACCAAGGAACTGATTGCCGCGAATATTCTTAATCGTGCTTTCGATTCCAATTATGTTGGTGGTGACGGTAAGGAACTGTGTGCAACTGACCATCCATATTTCACTGGTGGTACTTGGCAGAATGAATTAACTGTTGCTGCTGATATTTCCGAAGCTTCTCTTGAGCAAGCAGTTATTGATATTGCCAAGTGGGTTGATGAACGTGGTCTTAAGATTCGTGTTAAGCCCGTTACTCTGCATATTCCTGTTGACATTATGTTTGATGTGGAACGACTTCTGCGTACTCCGGGGCGTGTTGGTACTGCTAACGTAGATATCAATGCTCTTGACCGCATGGGTTATTTCAAGCAGGTTTATGTACATCAATTCTTCACTGATGCTGATGCTTGGTTCATTAAGACCGACGTTAAGGATGGTTTGAAGTTCTATCAGCGTCGTGCTCTTGAATTTGGTATTGATAATGAGTTTGAAACCGAAGCAGCTAAGTTTAAGGCTACTGAGCGTTATTCTGCTGGTTGGACTGACCCTCGTGTTCTTTATGGTTCTCCGGGTGCATAATTTTAGAAATGAGGGGTGGTTCGCTGCCCCTCTTTCTATATAACTAAGAAAGGAGAATTATAGATGGCTGCTACTTATGTTATTGAGGGTTGGAAAACTCTTGATGGGGATTTGATTCAACTTTACGATAATGCGGGTGTTCCTGAATTTCGTATTACTTCATCGGCTGGTGTAGTAAAGACTATCTTAAAACTTGCACAGCAAGCACATGCTGCTGATGTTGCTGCAATTACTGCTGCCGCTTTAACTGGGACTATGACTGGCACCAATGATGGTGCTATTAATGATATTACTTATAATTCGACTTGGAGTTCTGCTCAAGCGAATGAGATTAATGCTAATTTTAAAGAGTTCCAAACGCAGACTACTGCAATTATTGCTGATGTAACTGCTGTTCGTACTAAAGTAAACGCTATTTTGGCCTTACTTGAAACTGCTGGTCTTGTGGCTACTTCTTAAGGGTGGGGGCTTTTGCCCTCCCCTTTGGGGATTAATTAAAAATGGCGGGTACACTTACTTCTCAAACTTTGGTAAATGGTGACCGCAATCTTGTTGTTAAATTAAATATCGCTGGTGATGCTGATTTATCTGCTTCTATTGCAGTAGATGCATCTGCTTTTGCTACTTCCGATATCAAGATTATGCGTGTCGATTCTGTATTAAACGGTTTTAGTGCGAAGCTTTTATGGGATGCTTCTACTGATGTAGATATCATTTCTCTTTCAGCTGACCATGACGACCACTTAGATTTTACGGCAATGGGTGGACTAATCAATAATGCTGGAACGGGTAAAACAGGTGATATTCTGATTACTACTTCTGGTATTGCTACTGGTGATGCTGGTGTGATTATGCTCTATCTCAAGAAAAAGAACGTAGCTTAAAGAGATTGGAGACAATAGAATATGGCTGGTTTTACTCCCGATGAGGGCGAGAATTTCCTTGGTAATTTTATTTATAAGAATGTATCAACTGACCGTGGTACGAATTTACAGCTAGGTTTGTTTACTAATTCAAGCGTAAATGAGACTACTACTCTTTCTGCAATTACTGAACCGACTGGTGGTTCATATGCGCGCAAGACTTTGACTGATGCCTCTTGGACTGTGACTAACGATACTTCTACTTATGCCGCGCAGACTTTTACTGCTGGTAGTGGTGGTTATACTGGTTCTGTCCGTGGTTATTTTACTGCAACTACTGGTACTACCCCGAAGTTGCTGCATATTGAGGTTGATGCTGCTGGTCCCTATACATTAGCAGAAAACGACACTTACACTATTAATCTATCTAACGTGGTGGCGTAAGCCCCATGCCGTTTATCATTGATGGGGGGTATACACCGGACGTAACCCCTCCTTCATATGCTGAGTATTTATTTAACGGTATAGTAAGTATTGGTTTTGGTGTACAAGCAAGTGTCCTAAAGTATGGACGCACTAAGGGCGCATTTGCTGGCCGTACTGTTACTGCTATTACTCCTAGAGCAAGAGCAATTTCTTACAAGCAGTATGCTACACCCAATGTTCCCACAGTTATTGGATTAACAACTACTGACACTACCCCATTGATTACTGGTACTTATGATACTCAGTATTCGCAAAAAGGTTTGTCTGTTACTGTTGATAATAACACTTATTCCGTAGGTTCTGTTGGTGGTAGTTCTATTGTGTTTGGTTATTGGATAAATAACCCAACTGTTTCTACTCAGCAAATTCGTTTAAATGTAGTTCCGACTCAGTATGATGTTGTAGCTGTTACTGAGGCAATCCCGACCTCACCTACTAATATGACTATGACGTTTACTCCAAATGTTCTTATGTATCCGAGTAACGCCGTTTTCATTTCTGAAATTCAAGCACTACAAGCCAAGGGTCAGAAGGTTATTCTGAATGTTGGCACTAACTATGCAGTTAATTTAGGTACTACTACTCAGAAGAATGCCTTTGTTAGTTCTTTAACTACTTTGGCACAAACCTTTGGGTTTGACGGTATTAATTTTGATTTCATGTATGGGGATGTACTTGAACGTGATGTTGGGGACAATGATTACATCAATCCGACTACTACTGCTATTTTGAATGCTATTAATGCAATTACCACTATTCATAGTAATATGCAAGCATCCAAACCTAGTTTCATTATTTCTGTATCCCCTGATACCTTGTTCTTACAGGCTGGTTATGATGAATACTCTACGGCAACTGACCGTAGACAAGGTAGTTTGATTCCTATTATCTATGGTATTAAAGATATTGTAGATTATGTACAACCCAAGTATGTTGGTACTTTGGATGTATATGGAAAGGATGGTGTACTTTATCATATTGACGATAATAGCACTGATGCTCAAAAAGCTAATTTCTATGTGGCTATGACTGAGATGCTGTTATCTGGTTTTGCTGTTGATGCACAAGCTTCCAAGGGTAGTTATTTACGAGAAGTGTTTATTTCTACTACTGGTTCCTCTAGTGGTACTGGTGCTGTGGGTAGTCCTTGGGATTGGGCAACTGGCCGTACTCAAATGAAACCAGGTGACCATGTAAATTTAAGGGGTGGTACTTATACCACTACTAATACTGGTGATGGCTACTATCCGGCCTTTTGTCCGGGTGCGTCTGGTACTGGTATTTCTCGTGATAAGCGCATTCACATTCAGAATTATAATGGTGAAACTGTTACACTAGCTGCTAGTGGTAATGGTCCTGTATTTGGCACTTACAATAATGATTATGTGTGGTGGGAAGGTATTACTACTACTCAAGCACAAGAAAAGAATGCAATCATTTATGGTGGACAATACAATCGTATTCGCAATTGTGATGTTGGTGGTGCTACTGTAGCTACTACTGATAATGCTGATGGTATTCGTCTAGAGAATACTAAACATGCTATTGTCGAGTACAATAAGGTTCATGGTTCTAGTAATAGTGTGAATAATCATAATGCCTGTGGTATTAAGGTATATGGTTCACAAGATTGTATTATCAAGTACAATGATATTTACAATAATGGTTCTGGTATTGACCTTAAGGCTCAAGGCACTGGTCAGCCCGTAACTGGTTGCAAAGTATGGCGTAACCATATCCACGATTTAATCGGTGATGCTGTTGCGTTTGTTTCTACCACTACTTCACATGATAATGAATGGTACGAGAACTTAGTTGATGGTGTTACACAAGGTATGTGGATGTTTGTTTATGACGTAAATAGTCCTCTGAATAACTTCCCCGTATACAATAATACCTTTGTTAATACTACCAACTTAATGAAGTATGGTCAATCTGGTGATGCATATAATGGTGCTTATGGTATTAAGTTCTATGACAACATTTGTGCATATAACACCGGATATGAAATGCTTACCTTTGTAAATCCATTCCCTCCTGAGATTATTACTACTTGGGATTATAATTTATATTATCGTAGTTCTGGTGCATTTACTGTAAGGTTTGCATCTACTGATTATAATTGGACTCAGTGGAAAGGTTATGCTGGTCAAGTGTGGGATGTTCACTCTGCACAAGCTACTGCCCCTCTGTTTGTTAATTATGCCGGTAAGGACTATCAACTACAAACCGGCTCTCCTGCTAAAAATGCAGGTAGATATGGTGATGATTTAGGGTGTTTTGCAAAGATGTATTGGTTGCCTGATGTTGGGCAGAACGGACCGGGGGCTTAATAAAATGACCGATTTTGCTGTTCTCGGACAAAGACAAGTCACGCTTGGTGTCCCTACTTCTCAGGCTCCTAGTAGTGGTGGTACAGGTGGAGATTCTTATAAGGGTGCTATTCTACTTCAAGAATCTTTTACTGATAATAATTTAACTAGCCGTGGTTGGTATGATTGTTCTAATACTCAATTTGTTATTGACGGCGGTACACTAAAGTTAGATTGGGTCACTACTGGTACTACTCCTGCTGGTTGGGGTGATGCCCGACATAAATTTACGGCGACTGAATCTTTATATTTTAGTTTTAATATTAAAACATCAAGTAATTGGGTTGGTTCTAATCACACTTACCACCCACATTTATTTTATATTTGTACTGATGTTGATACAGATTATTTAGGTTATGCCGATTCACACATGACTTGCTATGTGGAGCCGCACAGTAATTTGTATTTTTGGTTTGGTATTCAAGATAGGTTGAATATTGATACTAATAATATCAATGTTGACCTTACTGGTACTACTGAGAATCGTGCTGTTGCTGGTTGTAATGGTACTAAAGGTGATGCTGGTAATTATGTAGGTTGTTATAATTATAGTGCTTGGCGTAATGAGCGATGGTGGTATCCTCCTAATGCTATAACTAATCCTACTTCTTTCCATAAAGTTGAAGTTTATCTTAAGATGAATTCAATTTCTGGTGGTAAGGGGTTAGCTGATGGTGTAGCAATAATGTGGGTTGATGGTACGGAAATAATGCATAATAATGCAATGGTGTTCCGTACTGGTGCACATCCTATTATGAAGTTTAATCAAATTGGTCTTGGTCCTTATATTGGTGATGGTTCACCTGTAGCGCAGACACTTTGGTTAGATGATATTACACTTGCTCAAGGTTTGTCTGGTTCGGGTAGTAGTAATAATGCTATTACTTATGCTGTTAAGTATTTAGTTAATGGTACGGACTATACGGGACGTACTGTTACAGCTAGTAGCCAGTATCAAGCTCTTGGTGGTGTCTCTGGTTGGGATATCAATTCTGACTCTCTCAATAGTTATATCTTTGGTATTGGTACTGACCAACTGTTATCTTCTCTATTACCTCCGGGTGCATTGACTACTGATGGTGCTGGTAATTGGGCACTACAGATTCCGGCTAACAAGATTATGGCTGCTGGTACTTATGATGTAGTAGCAACAGAAGTTGATGCGAGTAATATCCAACGTAGTGATGCAACTACTAATGAATTAGTTATTCAAGACACCTCTGGTGGTGGTGGAGGTGGCGGAGGTGGAGAACCTCCTTATTCTGGTACTGGTACACCAACTACTTTACCTCCTGATGCTTATTGGGTAGACCAAAATCATCCTAATGCATCAGACTTAAATCCCGGTACAGAAGCTTTACCGTGGCGTACTTTTGTTAAAGCAATGCAAACTGCGACTCCCGGCGAGACCGTGGGCGTCAAAGCTGGTACATATCTTGGCGCTGATGCTGCTTGGTCAGATGTAGTGTTTAATCCTACTAATAGTGGTACTGCAAATAATTACATTCGTTTCCAAGCTAAACCCGGGGATAAGGTTATCCTTAAATCCAGTGGTGGTGCTTCCCAAGGTGGTATTATTGGTGGTAATGGACGTAGTTATATTTGGTGGGAAGGGTTTGATGTTCAAAATGCTGGTACACGTGGAGTAGCATTCTTTAATGGTGCTTCACATAATGTAGTTCGTAATTGTTATGTTCATGGTATGAGAAGTGGTGATACTAGTAATACTCCTGCTGTTGAATTTACTGATTCTTATAACAATATTGTTGAATACTGTGAACTTTACGATACTGCAAACTCTGGTACTGAGAATGCCACATGCTTTACTTTCTTCCACGGCACTGACAATATCTTAAGATATAACAAATGTCATAATAGTGCAACTGGTATTATGTCAAAAAGTAACGCTAATGAAGGTGATGCGCGTAATGAGGTTTATCGTAATTACTTTTATAATCTGACTCACCCAATTCATATGATTTTGGGTGGTACTGGTACTTCTCCTATGTCAAGTTATAATAAGTATTATGAGAATTTAATTGTAAGTTCTGGTAGTGCTAGTATCCAATATATGATTGCTAAGTACCATGAATATAATAATTTGTGGAACAACACTGTAATCAATAACGCAAGTTCAAGCGCCACATGGCAACCTAATGGTTATGCTACAGATGCGCCCCCAACTTATACTAATCATGTATCGTGTTATAACAATATCTTTATCCAACAAGCTGCTGGTGGACCTGTGATGCGCACTTACTACGAAAATCCGCCCCATACTGGTGAGTTTGATATTCACGATTATAATTGTTTCTTTAACACTAATGGTAGTACAACTTGGAGTATTGGGTATTATGGTTCCCCATCTAATCTTACCTTTGCTCAATGGCAAGCTTTAGGATATGACATACATGGTATGTCTACTAATCCATTATTTGTAAATCTTACTGGTGGTGATTATCACTTAACTACTGCTTCACCTTGTAAGGGCGCAGGTAGGGTTGGTGGTCTTGTTACTGGTGCTGCTATGGATATGGGGTGTTTTGCTAATGCTGATTGGCTTGCAGACGCAGGGGTACATGGCTATTAATTAAGGAGTTAAAACAAGATGGCAGTTATTGACCGCTATGTTGACCCGGACGCTACAGGTACTCCTATTGATGGAACTACTTGGTCTCAGGCATATCGTTCTTTATCTGCTTGGAACACGGCAGAAGCAGTTAATCTTGTAACTGCTGGTAATAGTCATGTAGTACATTGTAAAAGTTCGGCGGGAACGGCTGATAGTACCACTTCTGGTGTAACTGCTGTCAGTCTTTCCTCTTGGACTACTGATGATACCCATACTCTTACTATTCAAGTTGACCAAGCAGACAGACATGCTGGTTCATATAGTACATCTAAGTATCGACTTAGTATGCCAGCAACAGCCAGTACACAAGGGATTAGTACAGGTTCTAAACAGTATGTAACAATTGACGGTTTACAGTTTGTTGGGCAAAGTGATGGTTCTGTTGGCCCTTACTGGTGTGTTGGTCCTTCTGCGGCTAATCCACAACTGACAATTAAAAATTGTATTTTTGTGAATGTGTATAAAGGAATATATGACCAAAGAACTGGCGGTATAACAACTACTGGTGGTGCGACTGTTATTAATTGTTTATTCTATAATGTATATGATAAAGCAATTGACGACCCTAGAACTGATACTGCTGTTGGTGCATGGAATTTATACAATAATACTTTTGTAGATAATGGTAGGTCTTTAAGCACATCATCTACTGCTAAACCTTTTAATTGTACTAATAATCTGTTTGCATACAACACAAATGAAGTTGATACCTCTACTTATACAACTGGTTCAAATTATAATGCCTCAACAGGTACGGGTGTAACTGGTGCTAATAGTCGTGCAAGTCAGACTATAACTTTTGTAGACCGACCCAATGATGATTATCATTTAGCATCGAATGATGCCGGTGCTCGTGATTATGGTTATGATTTAAGTGCCACTTTTACTACTGATATTGATGGGCAAACCCGCCCCGGTGGTACAAGTTGGGATATTGGTTGTGATGAATATAAAACTACGCAACAAACTCCTTCACTGAATGCATCAATCACAACTTCTTTTACACCTAGTGCTACAATGCACTTTGCCAATTATAATTTTAATGGTTCTGTAACTCTTTCAATTACTCCAGGAGCTACAGTATTAAAATTTGCACGTAATTACATAAAAAATGGTGCAAATACTTTATATGTAACTCCAAGTGCAACAGTAATGGAGTACACAAGTTCGGCAAACCATTATAATTTTGATGGTAGTTTAGTTTTATATGTAACACCTGCTGCAACATTCAGATGTGTTAATGAAAATTTCCAAGGTGGTCTTACATTATCTATAACTCCTAATGCTTCTTCTATGTATGTGATTAGAGCTTTGCATGGTTCAGTCACAACTAGTTTTGTACCGGATGCTGCTGGATTAACTTATGAACGATACACTTATGATTATAATTTAAATGCATCTGTAACTACTACTATTACTACTCATGCAATTATGGAAGTCTCTACATTGTCTTATGAAGAGACTTATGTAGACCCCGAAGCAACAGGATTAGGTAATGGTACAAGTTGGACAGATGCTTATACATCTTTAGATGCTTGGAATACTGCTGAGGCTAAAGACCTCACAGCTATAACTAAAAAGCATTATTGTTATGTTCGGTCTAATGGCGGTACTTCTGATACTACTAACGTAACAATTAGTGGATGGACTACAGACAATATTTATAATGTTACAGTAAAGTGTATCAATAATGTTCGCGGTAAGTTCAATACTATTGATGCTTATAATTTGGATGTAATTACAGATAATGCTATACCTCTTGTGGTCAGTGCGCCATACACTACTATTGAAAATTTATGTATTAGATATAATGGTAGTTGGGGTAAACCAGTTATACGTGTTACTGTAGAAGATGTATTAATTAATAAATGTGTGTTATTTACTGGTGTATTAGCTGATACATCTGGTTCAGATGGTATTTTAGTTAGTGATGGTGTATTAACTAAAGAAAATAGTTTACGCATTAAGAATAGTCTTATTTGTGGTCCCAAACAATATGGATTAAATGCTTCATCTTACGGCAATAAAGAAGTAACAGTTTATAACTGTACTATTGCTAAGTGTGGTAACAAACCTGTAAATTCTGGTACAGGCGGTGTTCGTATGAAAAACACCATCTTTGCTTTATGTAGTGCTGAAAGTAGTACCAGTCAATTTACAAATGATTCTGATTATAATATTTCAAATCATAATGATGCACCGGGTACTAACAGTTATACTAATGTAACTCCTATATTCATTGACTCCGATAATAATAATTTTCATTTGTCTATGCTTGATACTGTAGCTTGTGATAAAGGCACTAGTTTATCAGGTGACCAATATTTACGAGTTACAGAAGATTGGGAATTTGATACACGCGGATTAATGGTTGGTTGGGATATAGGTGTTGATGAATATAGTACATTAGGTCATGGTGATGCTTGGGGTATTAATGGTAGCAATACTATTACTATCGGTACAAATGGTACTATGCAAAAAGGTACGTTAGGTGTTCATAATTATGTACTGAATGTATATGTAACAACTACAACAATTATCAAAGGTGGTAAGAGAGCCTCGCATGCTTATCCGACTACTGATGAAGGTGTTACCATTTATACTGCAATTACTCCTGATGAAACTAAATCAGGTAACCCCGGTGGTTGGAGCGGCGCTGGTTTAGTGTGGGGCGATAATTGGGCACACTGTATTATATGTGGTTTGAATTACCGTATGTCTGAAATGAAACGTACTTGGGATGGTAAATTAGTTTGTAGTCAATGTTGGGAACCTCGCCACGAGCAAGAGTTCCTTAAAGCAAAACAAGATAAGATTTCTCCTGCATTGGTTCAGCCTGAACCTGAACGAAAGAGGCTAGAAGAAATTACTGATGTTCCTAATTCCTCTGAAATTCCACAAGGAACTTTTACAAACGACCTCTGAGGAACCTAAATGGCAACTTCTGGTACAATTAATTTTAGCGTCACAGAATTGGATATTATCCAAGAGGCGCTTGAACGTCTAGGTGTACTCGGAGAAGGTGAAACCCCAAACTCTGCACAGATTACTACGTGTTCTCGCACTTTAAACATGATGGTCAAAGCTTGGCAAGGGGAGGGGTTAAACCTTTTTGCAGTACAAAAGATTTATATATTCTTCAATCCGGGGCAAAATAGCTATAGAATTCAAGGTGTGTCTGGTGATAAAGCCTGTACTACTTATACCTCAACTACTCTGAAAAACGCTATTGCTACTACAGATACTTACACAATTAAGGTAGATAGCAATGCTAATATTGCTGCATCTGATGTGATTGGCATTTACAATGATGGATATGCTGATATTGAGTGGCATACTGTAGCTAGTGTGTCTAACACTGATACTGTAGTATTAAATGAAGTTCTTAATGGTGATGCCTTCGCTGTTGGTAATTTAGTTATCAACTACAAACCGGCTGATTCGGCAATGCGGCCAGTACGTATTTTAAATGGCATTGTCCGTAATGTACAAAGTAATATTGATGTACCGTATACACAAATCAATCGTGATGATTATGCTATCTTCCCGAATAAAACAACTCAAGGTGTTCCTAGACAATACTACCATAACTATCAGATTGGTTATGCTGAAATATTTACGTGGCCTGTTCCTGACTCTTCTGTATATATGGGGGTGTTTTGGGTACAGCGTACTCTTGATGATTTTGATGCCACTTCTGATAATCCTGACTTTCCACAAGAATGGTATTTGTCACTGAGTACCAATTTGGCTATTCAAGTTGCATCCAAGTTTGGTACTGACCTTGCACAAATTGCTGATGTAGTTACCTTAGCACAAGATGCAAAGATGTTAGCTAGAGGATTTGATAGAGAACTTTCTGTTCAATTTGTACCGGACTACGATAACTAAGGATTTTGATTATGGCAGAAAGTGATAATGGTCCGGTTAAACAAGTAAGGATTCCTTTACCTACAAGTTCTGCTGTTGATACATTTATGGGTGCTAGTTTGCATTTCCATCAAATGATGCAGAATGCGATGATTGAAATCTATCCAGAAGGATTGGAAGCTAATCAACCTTTTGTAACTCAGCGTCCCGGATTCGACGTAATTATTGATGCCTCAGAACAAGGTATTAGTTCACAGGAAGGTAGAGGTATCTATTACTGGACAGAAACAGATGCTACTTATCTAGCGCATTACAATACTATTTACAAGAATACATACGAAACAGGTAGTGTTGTTGGTACTACTAATAGTGCGGAAGACCCTTGTTCATTTGCTGAGTTAGGTTCCAAGTTGGTAATCAATACCCCGCATGACGCTTCCCATGGGCTCTGGATGCTTGATAGCTCCGACACCTTAACAGAAGTATCAGATACCGATGCTCCGACTAGCCTAGCCTCTGGCATTGTCTCTATGGATGGATTTATCTTCGTTATGGGTGAAAACGGAAGAATTTATAATTCTGCCGAGGACGACCCTTCTACTTGGAATGCTATAGATGTAGCAGAAGCAGAAAGAGATTCAGATGGTGGTGTAGCTCTTATTCGCCATCATAATAATATAGTAGCACTTGGTACTAGAACAATTGAGTTCTTCTATAACAATGCCAATCCTGTAGGTTCTCCATTATCCAGACGTGAAGATTTATTCTTTAATATAGGCTGTGCTCATGGCCCTAGTGTATGGTCCGATGGTGAATTATGTTTCTTCATTGGTATTACATCTACAGGGGGTGCTGGTATTTATGTATTAGAGAATTGGCAAATCAGAAAAGTAAGTACAGCCAGTATTGACTCTTACTTAACTACTATGTTGTTACGTGAAGGATTAATCTTACGTGCTGCTTGTTTATCTGGCCACGGTCATTTATTTTATCTGATTAGTACAGGTATTGAAACAGATGTAGGTTTCTATTCTAAAGCCTCTATTGTGTATGACCACACTTCGGGTTTTTGGAGTTCGTGGAAGAGTTCATTACCTAGTCTTGCTATTCTTGAATCACTACCTCTTGTTGGTAATACTGTGTTCTACGGTGACCTTACTGTGGCTCAAGCACAATTAATCAATGGCGATGTAGTAGCCATGTCTGATAATCTGAATCCCTTTGACACTCTTCGTGGTGATGCATACTTCACTAAAGATGCAGACTTCGTAGATTCAGACTATGTAGTATCTCTTGACCAGTCTGGTACTAATATCGAAATGATTATTGAAAGTGCCTTCTTCGATGGTGGTACAGATATATGGAAGATAGGTACTGAAATGAATATAGTTGCTGAAAGGACAAAAGCACAACAGAATATTTTGATTAGATGGTCGGATAATAATAATGAGTCATACAATAGTGGACGTACTTATGACTTATCTAAGAACAATAAATTGACAAGACTTGGACGATTTGTAAGACGCAGTTTTCAAATTGTTGCTGTTCTTACTGAACAAGTACGTTTGTATGCAATGGAACTGAAATTTAGGATAGGTAGAAACTTATGACAAATCGTTTACGCCTATCCCCTCCTAATATTTCAACAGAAGATGTTTCCCTAAAGCAATGGCTTAATGAAGTCTATAATCGTGTAGGTTCCGGTCCTTTTATGGTTCCTGTGTATACCAAAGCGGACTTACCAGATGCTGCTATGTGGGGGGATAATACTTCTTTTACTAGTTTGATATATGTAAAGGATGAAACAGGTGGTGCGGTTCTAGCTTTTTCAAATGGCACTAATTGGCTTCGTGTAACAGACAGGGCAATAGTTTCTTAATATGAGCACTTTAGTTCTACGTAAAACAAAAGGTTCACCTGTTACCCGCGTTGAAGGTGAAGCCAATTTCGATAATTTAAACACTGATAAGATTGAGCGGTCAGGTACTGCAACAGCCGGTAAGTTGGCTCTATGGGATACCGGGTCTAAAATTAAAGCTTCAACATATGCCTATAGTGATTTGTTGAATATGGATAACCAAACCGAAGGTACAACTAATAAGTTATTAACTGCTGCTGAGTATGCTAAGTTACAAACTTTAAAGTGTACTTACATAGTACAAGTTAATGCGGATGGTACAGTAGCATATAATCCACAAGGACTTACTGTAGAAAAATTAGGTACTGGTTATTATCGCATTACACATAACCTTGGTTGGTATCATATGGATGTGGCATGGTGTACTTCTGATACTGGTGGAGTAGCAGAACAAAGTTATGGTAACAATATCTACACAGATTTTTATACTTATAACTTGTCACAGACTCCTACAGATTTACCTTTTACTTGTTTCTTGTTATTTAATTCGGCCTTATAAAATGTCCACATTACTTTTACCTAGTGCTAAACCGGGTCGATTAACTATCTCGGAAATGGATGATAACTTTACAGCTTTGGATACTGATAAAGTCGGTATCGGTACTGGTGTGCAGGCCAATAATCTTGCTGTTTGGCAAGGTGCTAATTCTCTTACTAGTACCACAGATACAGTAGCCTATGCCAAGAATGTAGACCATCATGTATCAACTGCTTCAAGACATGTGTATCCACTTGTTCTTAAAGATTTGTTATCCAAGACATATAAAACATATGTGGGTCATGTTTCTACCAGCACTCTGAATTGGTCTTATAATCCAGATAGTTTATCAGTTAATAAAAATGGTACAGGGACAGTTACAATTACACATAATCTGAATACTCTGTACTACTTTGTTATGGCTTCCCCCGTTAAGGGAGCTACATATTTCTTAACAGTACTCCCAACAAATAAAGCAACTAATAGTATTACTCTTCGGGTAATTAATGGGTCAGGTAATGCGGAGGAATCGGAAATTATGTTTGCGATTTACTTCCTATGACCGCTGTTCTTACCTTACGTGAAGATAAAGGACAAGCACTTACTCATAGTGAACTTGATGATAATTTCACTTATCTCAACCAAACAAAGGTTGAAAAGACTGGTGCTACTCCTACAGTTAATAACCTTGTCCAATGGGATTCTACTAGTTTAGTTAAAGACTCTGGCCAAGCTATATCAGCTATCTTAAATGCCGACAATCATACTACTAGTACAACTAATGGTTTATTTACTGCGGTAGAAAGAGCCAAGTTGGGTTACACCAAAGCCATGAAAATTTCTGGTTCTTGGCAAACCAATTTACAATCTGGTGGTATTGATACCTCTATCACACAAGCAAATCTTTCTTGGTCCGACCCCAATACATTAACTATAACACATAACATTGGTCACACAAATTATGTAGCAATTGTACAACCCGAGAATAGTTATGGAGCACAAATGATATGCACCAATAAGAGTGCTAACTCAGTGCAATTCCGTGGCTATCAACCTAATGGTGGTACAGTAAATATTCATGGTTTCTATGTAGTGTTTTACTATACGTAATTATGAACATAGATATTTATAGAGATTATCTCCTACGTAGTGGAGATGCGCATATAGATAAAATTGAACCTCTGGTGTTTCTCGAAAATGACAAAGGATTCTGTTCATTTCTAATAGACGGTAAAATTCTTTACGTTCATCAAGCTTATGGGGACGGTAGATATTGGGATAATATCTTGACTATCATAGCGAAGATACAAGGTTGTAATGTAATTAGACATAATACTCAAAGAATGTCAGAAGCTTGGATAAGACGATATAAACGTAAAGTGGTTGGTTGGATTTTAGAAAAAGAGGTTATATAAATGAGTGGTGGTTTAGGTGGTTTAATTGGTGGTGTAGCTGGTGCTGCCTTGGGTGTCCCGTTCTTGGGCATCGGAGGTGGTCTAGCTGGTGGTGCTGCTGGTATGGGATTGGGTTCGATGGCTGACAGTGTTTTGGGTGGTGGTATGCCCGGTATTGGTGGAGGTAGTAAAGACGCCGATAAAATGATGGGTCAGGCTATTGCATCCCAACAGCAAATGTTTCAACAATCTTTAGCCGCACAATCTTGGATGTATAATCAGCAACGTGCGGACCAAACTCCTTTTAGAATGGCTGCTATGCAGAACTTGGTTGATTATAACCAAGGGATTAGACAAGCATATTTTGGTGATGATTACACTGGTAACTTCTCAGCGAACTTATCAGATTTGCAAAATAGAAATAAGAATACTGGAATGATTCCCATGACTTCAAAGGGGCCACAATTCTTGCCGGCTCCTGAACCTGCTAAACCTACTGCAAAGAAAGCTACAGGTCCGGTAGGTAAGGTAGCAACACAGAAGAAATTAACTCCTAGTCAAGCATGGGCACAATCTCTTAATCCGAGTGGCGGTTAAAACTAATGGCTGACTATACTGAAATTCCGGGTTCCTCTATCCCGGCAATGAATAAAATTGGTTTACCGTCCCAAGGTAATGTTCCAGACTTCAATAAGGATTTAAGTATTCCTAGTTGGGGTTATGGATTTGGTGATATTCCTAAGTATCAACGTGCTTCTGGTAGTGACTTAACTGGTTATCAGAATCAGAACTTTAACTTCCAGTTTGACCCCAATAATGACCCATCTTATCAATGGCGATTCCAACAGGGTCAGCAAGCTACTGAACGACAATTAGCCGCATCAGGTAATCGTTTTAGTGGTGGTGGTATGTTGGCTTTACAGCAGTATGGTCAAGGTGCTGCTTCTCAAGAATATCAGAATCAATACCAAAGAGCCTTACAATCCTATATCACAAACCAAGGTGAACGTCAGTTTACTTATAACTCAGGTTATCAGAATGCACAGACTAATTACCAACGTGGTGTTGAAGAGTATGGATTGAATCGTGGTGCTGAATCTGAATTGTTTGGGCGTAAGCAGTTTGTATATGGTACTGATGTAAATAAAGCACTCCAAGAATATCAGGGTGCTATGTCTAAGTATCAATTAAACTTTGCTGCTGAACAATCCAAGTATCAACGTGGAGTTACTAATTATCAACTTGCTTATGGTGCCCAACAGGATTTCCTTAATCGTTTAGCAAGTGGGGCTAGTATGATGCCCACTATGGGTTATCCGAATATTGGTAGTACATATATGCAACAAGCGGATGCTATGGGTAACTTATATGGTCAGGGTGCTAACTTATCCTTGGCTCAATCTCAAGGTGCAACTAATAACTTGTTTGGATTAGCTGGCCTTGGTCTTACGGCTTATAGTACATTTAAGGGCGGTGGTATTTAATTATGGCTTTTCAATTCGACCCTAATGTTCTACGTCAAGAGTCTCAAGGTTTACCATTTAATGAACTGAGTGGTACTATTGTTGGCTTAAATCAAATTAAACAACAAAAACAGCAAAAGGAATATGATAAATTAGTTAATGGCCTTAAGTTACAATTACAGATTGAGAACTTGGATTTAAATAGACGCCGTGCTGCTAGAGAAGAAGATAAAGCTATGCGGGATAATCAAAAGGCTCAGACTGATATGTACAACAGTATGTATGCTGATATCGGTGCGCAAAGACCTTTAATTGTTGACCAACCCCACTATAACTTATGGACTGATTCTTTTAAACGTAAGCATACTGAACAAGCATATAATTTACTTGGTTTAACTGGTGACTATAAAAAGGATGCTCCGCGTTTAGACTTCTTACGAGATAGCGCTGTACATTCAGCGTCTCAACTTCAAGAGGATATGAAGCAGGATGCAATTCTTTCGCGTGAGAAGAAACTTGCCCAATATAAGAATGGTTTACCTTCCAAGGATGGTCCAAAGGCTAAAGGTGCTCCACCGATTAAGTATCCCAACATGGCAGATATTCAAAAGGATATTCTTACTATTCTTGTTGGTCATGACCCTGCTTGGATTAATGGGGATGAAGATACTAAAAAGGATGTGGAGCGTCAGTGGTTACCTAAAGCCCAAGATTGGGCACGTAAGATTGCTGATGAAGGAGATTTAGAAAGACAGAATTGGTTATCTGGTGATGGAAAGGTTCCTATGCGTCCCTACGGAAAGATTGTAGCAGATAACATGCAACAGTTACAGGAAGGATTAAAGAAGAATCTGGAAGGTGGTCAATTCAAGGGACGTAGTTTTAATTTTTTTGGTACTCCTTCTTCTAGTGCAACTACTAATCAGCCCGGTCCTAAAGTTAAAACTAAGCAACCTAAAGCACAACAAGGATTACCTACACAGAATGCTAATGGTTGGAAATTACTTCAAGACCAGAATGGTAATTATGCTTACGTATCTCCTGATGGCAATGACTACGAGGAAGTTGGCTCAGAAGATACTACTACTGATGAAGAACAACAATAAACATGGCTTTTGATATTAACTCTGCCAAGCCTGTCGGGGGTAATTCCCCCGGCGGGTTTGATTTAAAAAATGCAAAACCTGTAGGTGGTTTTGATTTAAAGTCTGCTAAACCAGTAGTTGAAGAAAAACAAGATTCCTCTGTAGATTATCAGTTTGCAGAAGAAGCTAAGAATCCTTCTTTACTTGACCACATTAAAGGAACTGCTTATTCTTTATTGGAAGGTACTAAATCTTCCCCTACTGCAACTCTCGGTAAGTTTATTCGTAATCGTGCTCCTGCGGCTGCTTTAAAACTTTTCTTGTCTGAAAAGGATTACAACAAGATAAAGGACATGACCTCGGAACAACGGGCACAGGAATTAGAGCAAAGCAATCAAGGTACAATAAAGAAAATAACGGGCGTAACAAACCCTGAGCAAATCCCGAAAGCTGAAAGAACTGTTGGTAATATCCTTGGTAGTATGGCTGACCCCACTACTGTAATTATGCCCGCATCTAAAGCAGCGCAACCTTTAACACGATTAGCAAGTAATGCTACTAGATGGGGTGCTTTAACTGGTACTCAAAGTGCTGTAAGGCAACTTGATGAAACAGGTAAAATAGACCCGAAACAAACTGGTGTTGATGCTTTACTTGGTGCTGGTTTCTCTGTTGTTGGTGAAGGTCTTACTAATGCTGCAGGTGCTGCCTCTGCTGCTAGAAAATTAGGTAAAGGTATTAATCCTAAAACTGGTAAGCGTGATGCAACTATTATGGCTGAGCCTATTTCACCTGAGACTATCACTAAGGTTGGACAAATGTTTGACCCTAATGATGTAGTTCATGGTATAGGCCCACTTAAAGGATTAGAAACTGAGCCACATGTAACTTTACAATCTGGTTTAGAAACTGCTAACCCCAAAGTAGTAAAGCAAATTATCCCTAATAAACCCCTTACCGGAACAGTACAAGGGATTAAGGTATTCTCTATCAAAAATGCTGATATAGTTGTTCTTGGTGTACAAGGTGATGATTTATCCAATGTACATAATACACTAAAGCAATTACCTAATCACGAAAAATTTCCTGACTACAATCCACACATAACTCTTGCTTATGTTAAACCCGGTACGGGTGCCAAGTATGCAAAGATGGTTACTGGACTTGAAGGTAAACAAATTCAGTTTGGTCAGGTTACCTTTTCTGATGCTGCAAGACATCACACTACTTTATCTGAAACTCCTTCCTATACAGCTAAAGCAGAAAATCCAACTATTGCAAATGTGGATAGTGCAAAGGTAGCACTCAATACTACTATTCGTGATGAAACACAACTTGGGGATTTTACACAGATTACTAAGGACCACATTGACTCAGGAACTATTACTTCTGAGGATATGATGCACGCTATTCATGTAAGTGGTGCAAGATGGGATAGTCCAGAAGGTTTAGTTTATGACACAATTAATTCAGGCGGTATGCCTTGGAGTCGTGGACAAAATTATAAGGTAGTTGGTAAGTGGGGAGATAATATACCGGGCACAGAAATTCCCGAATATAACGGAGACTTTAATGCTACTGGTTTTCTAAGACGTACTTATACCCCAATGGATACTGTTATCTCTCGATATGGGGATGCTGGTAATGCTGTTGCTGAGGGTTTGAATTTAGCACACACCTCCTATCGTGTTTCTTCTGGTACTAGTAGGTTTGATATTGCGAAGTCTTTTAAGCCTATCGAAAAAGACCCCGCCCTTATGGACCAATTCAATAAGGGTATTACTAATCAAGTACCTTTGAATACTCTTGATACTAAAGTTCAACAAGCAATAATGGAACGTAGAACTGGTTTGAAGGGTGTTTATAAACAAGCCTATGATGTAGGCATGATTAGTAGAAGTGACATGAGTAGTGCATTTCAAAGGATTGACTCTGGCCAAATGCCGGTGATGTTTGATGAACTACGTTTGAACACAAACGGTGGTAGACAGGTAGTAGGAAATTTACTCGGGAAGTACAAGAATAACTCAACTAAATTAGAGCAGGTAGTTAAATCTCTTATTGGTGAGGACCAACCCTCATTTGTAGTTGATGCAATGAAAAGAGTACAGGCGGGGGATAATGTTGTAGAAGTAACAAACGATATCTTAAAGATTCGTGGTGCTACTAGAAAGATGAATAGGTCAAAGCATTTATCTGATGCTTTCCCACCTTCCGATATTAGGGCTGAACTTGGTCCTGTAACTATTCAGAATCCAAAATTAGTTCTTAGTGAATTCCATGATGATATTCTTCGTCAGGTTGAATTCTCTAAAATCTTTGGGGCAGATGATTCCAAGTTCAAAGCTTTAGTAGATGAAATTGACTACAATGCTAAAATGAATGGAGATAAAACAGGTATTGCAGGTAATATCACTAGGGATGCTTATTATACTGCTGTTGGGGATGTCGCTAATTCTGAAACTATTCAAAGACAGATTAAGTATAGAACTGAAAGTAAGTCGGCAAGACTTAATGATGCTGCTGCCGCTTTTGAAACTCATAAAATGATTCTTTCAGCTATACCTAACTCTTCACAAACCTTAGTCAATGGATTACCTTGGTTAGCAAAGAATCAAGTTGGACATAATCCTTTTACTCCTATTAAACAATACTTACAGGGTATTCATGGATTAATGAAAGAGGGTGGTAGGGACTTTGCTAAACGTGCTGGTGCTGCAATGGAAACCTCTGGTGTTCAGTATTCCCGACAAATTGCAGATGCCCATAACACAATTATGGGTAAACATATCTCTGGCCCACTTGAGATTCTTAATGACCCAAACAAGTTGTTAAACGTAAATGCCTTCTTACCTGTTGAAGAAGCAAACCATATTGTTGCTACTAATGTTGGTAAAGCTTACTTGGAAGATTTGCTTGAAAAGAAAGCTGCACTGCTTGGAAAAGGAAATATTAGTAAGGGAGGCCAAAAGACTCTAAAGCAGATTGATGATAAACTTAACTACTTCGGTATTGATACTTCTTTACACCCTGATGCAATTCCTGAAAGGCAAATGCTTATGGGTGCTCAAAAGATTGATGCTGAGATTAACTTTACATCAGCCAACTTTAAAACCCCTCAATGGTTCAATAATCCTTACTTCAAATTAATCTCACAATATAAAAGGTTCGCTACTTATCAAAGTAGATTCTTAATTGACAATATAATCAAACCCGCAAGACATGGAAACTTTAAACCTCTGTTATATTGGGTAGCTGCTACTCAAGTAGCTGGTGAAGGGGTTACTGAGTTAAAGGATTGGATTACCAATCGTAACGACAAGCAACTAAGTTTATTAGATGCAGTTAAGCATAAGGATTTTGAAGCAATAGGTACACGTGCAATGCGTAATATTGCTAATACATCATCTTTAGGTTTCTTGGTTGATGCTGCTTTATCCTTTGACCCAAAGGGTTCTGTAATTGGTCCTGCTGGTAATGACCTATTTAACATAGTTCAGGGAGCAAGAAATACTGGTTCCAATGTTGTTAAAGATTTAAATCGTCATGGTAAAGTAACAGCTTGGGACTTCTCACCTTTAGGAAAGGCTGTAGTTAATACAGAAAGAGGTATCGTTAATCCTGTAATACAAAGTACCAGAAACTTAAGTCCTCAAATTGATGAAACTGCTAAATGGTTAAATGGAGAAATAAAGAAACCCCACGACAGCAAGAAAAGCAACAATAGTAAGAAGTCCGAATTAGACAAAGGATTAATTACGAAATGAGTGAAGTATTTGATTGGCTTTTGGATATAACTTCTTATGGGATAATTGCTGCTGTTCTAATGAAACTCTTAACACCAGTAGCAACTATTTTATCTATAGTTTGGTTAGCAAGGCAATTGTATTTATCATTTAAAAAGAAGTAAACAAAAAGAAGCCCCAAAGGACTCGACATCCAATGGGGCTTTTTTATTACCTTTAGTTTAGGTTCTTTGGCCAGTTAGCCGGGTTATTCTGTACTATAACAGTAGGTTGCTGTGCTTTCACCTCCGCTACCTTCACCATATGCCTAGATACCATCCAACCGGGGAAGAGAGCCGCTAGGACGCCATCCAAAATTGGATTTACAGGTATACCCTTTAGGGTGGTATAGGCCACAAAGCAAGCCGCTAGGAGACCCCCTACAGGCCGCCAGATGCGGTCTAAGGTGTCCGCGAAAGCATACACCAACTTGACTAAAGCGTCAACCCAAGGAACTGTTTGAGTTTGTACCAATACTTTAATGAGTTCCGTTTGGGAGGTAGATATCTGCTGAACTATCTCGTTCTTCTTATCCTTATCTTCTACATTCTTATTTACAATACCTAAGATGTTTGTGAAGATAGATACTACTGCCTCAATTGGTAACATTGAATAATCGCTTTAACTTTTTCCAAAACGTATTATGTTCTTCTGGCAAAGGTGTAATTATATAGCCATCTAAGTAACAAAGTATTGCTCGTTTACCAACATCTTCTTGTGTGATAGTGTATAAGTGAAGTAAATATAGCGAAGTATCATCTTTACGCCTATCAGTACAACAGTTTCTTAAATATCCTAAAATCATAAATATGATTTACCTGTTCGCATAATCTCTGCGAGTTCTACTGCTCTATTACCAACTTGTTTAGCCCACCTGCTTTGTAACATGAAGTAAGATGCATTCTCCCATTGTTTCTTTTGAATGGCATCAATCATATGGGTAAACTCAAGTACATCATCTAAGCCCATATTGAATACCATATCACAAATTACAGCTTGTCGAACTTCATCACCCATATTGTTGTACCACTCCACATTTGACAGTGGAGTAAGTACGATGTTTTGAATGTCAAGTTGAAACAACTGTGTGACTATTTCAGGGTATAATCCATTAGCAGTTAAATTATGTCCAATACCAATAGTGATGTTACCCTTTAAATCAAGGTATGGTCGATATCTTATTCCCTCATGTTTAATTAGTAGTGATTCAAGTAACTTTCTGTCCATAATTATTATAGTAACAAAAGAAGATTGTTTTCTTCCAACCTATTAAAATACTGTTGTGCTAAATTAAATTCTGACTTAACACCATCCCATTCCAAAGTAAAGAGGCACTTTCGCCCGTTATCAAATATGACTGTATAAGTATCATCGCGGGTAAAAGTATAAAAATTCCCTGTACTAGGTTCTCTAATATTAACTAAACCCTGTAATCCATCTACTTGTACATTAAAGTCAAAAGTTGCCATTAATCGAATTCGACAACTTCAGGCTGTAAAATATCATCAATTATATCAGCCACTAATGCAGGAGCATAAATATTACCATTGTCAGATTGACACAAGCATTCACCAGACCAGATATGATACTTTTCACACCATTCTACGATGCGTGAAACAATCTCGTTCTTTTCTTCTTCTGTAACTGAAACACTAATTTTAAATGCCACAAACCCCTCCTAAACACACTGTATTCTCTTCGTACTCTACATCAGTCTTACCCTTCGCCAAATAGTAATCAACTTCTGTGAGAGGTTGTCCACCCCTAGAACCATCAGGATAACAAGTGAAACCCCGTAAACCGCTAGCGTACTTAGCCAAGAGTAGTGCAAAAGGCAAGACTTTATCTTCATTGTTTTCGGGTGTTCCCCAAGCAGGTAAATTGATAGTTGATGAAATTGCCATATCGACGTACTGTTGAACGTCATACTGAAACTTGATTCGTCTTTCCGGGTCATTGGCTAAGTCATAAGCCGTTTCAATAGAGTAAGGGTCAACACCTGAATTAATTAAAGTCTCTGCTGTTGAATCAATGACATACCTGTAGTACCAGCGAGTGCCATTCTTAAGATACCTACGTTTATAGGCCACCGCGTAAATAGGTTCGATTCCTGTTGAGGTTCCAGCAAGAATACCAATAGTTCCAGTCGGTGCAATAGACCTAAAAGCCTTTGGTGTACTAATGCTGCGTTCGCTACAAGACTCTCTAGCTGTGCGTTCTGATTCATTCTTGTAAACCTCTAGCCACTTGTGAAGTTCATCAGTTACTTCATATCGGTATCCTCGTTTGATAAGCCATTCGTGAATTCCCATAAGACCCAGGCCGAGGCGTCTATTCTTTTCCCGTACCATGCGGATTTTCCGATATGGTAAGTCAGCCCGTACTGTCCCGCATACAAGGAACTTAGAGGCCAAACTTGTAACAAATCGAAATTCATCCACAGTTTCAATATTGCCGAGATTGATGCTCCCAAGATTACATACGTCAGAATCATCCTCACTCGTAACTTCTGTGCAAGCATTGCGAAGCGTTTCATTGCTGTGTTTCCCAAAGTTAAAACTAAATCCCGGTTCACCTGTTTCCAAAGCTTGTCGTACATTCTTTAGATAAATCTCAGGCAATAGTCCTTGATTGATGAACTTCAACCAAGTATCATCGTAGTTGAGACTGATGTTGGTCATGTCCAAGGGACATGGGAAGTTGAAGTCGTCCTGTTTAGCATCCCAGAAAGTGTAAGGACGGTCCTCTTCCCAGAACTTCTGTGCCCCAATGGGCATGTGTTTCCAATTCTTAGCTATAAGGAATTGAGGTACATCTTCGTGTTGCCAATTGAGAGAGGCGTACATAGCACTTCGGCGGGTTCCGCCTTGCATTACATTACGGCCAATCTCATTGACAATCTTCATAAGTGAAATAGGCCCGCTACTAATCCCACCAGTGCGAGAAAGAGCAAGCCCACTAGGGCGCAAGATAGAATAGTCAACCCCGATACCACCACCCGACATAAGGCAGGAAGTAGTACGTTTTGCCACTTCTGCCCACTCTTCCCGTGTATCTTCCTCTGCCTTAAGGAGATAACAGTTATTCCAAAAATGAGCAGACCGGCCAGCGTAATAAAGATAGCGACCGCCGGGAATAAACTTAAAGCTACGAATGATATGTTCAAGTTCTTTCCTATCTTCTAAACTAAGAAGAGGGTTCTTTCCTCCGCATACATCTTCTACCATTCTTCGGGCCAAGTTAGCCCAAGTATCATTATTTCCAAACGAATATTTATGATAAAACATTCGTTCTCCGAATGAATCTCGGAATTCAGATTTTGCCATTATTTTTCCTCATAATGTATTTTTCTATGGCAATTGGCACACAATAACATACATTTTTGTATTTCCGCTAAAAAACCGTTTTTCTATCTAAATTTACTACATAAGATATGGAGACTTCCTTTTTGGAAGGGTCAATATGATGAAAGTCATAACAATAGTGCAGAAATTGTTTATGACACATTGAGCACCTTCCTCCAAGGATTGCTATTGCTTCTAGTTTTCTATTTGTTCTTTTATTTTTATGTTTTGTATATACTTTATTTTTATTATTTTGTCTATATGTTTTTTGATACAGTATATCACAAGCTTTACAACGGTTACTTATACCACTTGTATTTCCTTTAGCTCTAGAAAAACTAGAATCATGTTTACGTTTTAAACAAGTTCTACATATCTTCACTTATCTTATTCTACTTCTTCAAACTCAGATTCGTCACTAACCTCTTCTGCATATGCCCTCGATAATTCATCATCGAGTTCTTTTTGTGCGTGTTTAGCTGCCTTACGAATAATCAATAATGCTTGAGTAATTAACTCATTGGCACCGGAAGTTAAGACAAAATCAGTCTGTTCCTCAGCGGCTTTTAATTCTTCCCTTGCATAAGTTAAGGCTTCTTCAACAGCAGAAGTTTCTTGTTCAGTTAAGAATACGTATCCCATCTTTTTTATTAGTTCTTTTTGGTATCGTTATGAAAGGTAACTTTTGTTTTTACAAATACATTAATTAAGTAATGTCGTGCATGAATCAATTTAATTGCTACAGGATTCAGTACAATTAATACCTTCCCCCATATAGTATATGCCTTTGGCTTACGTGGACGTTTCTTAATTCCCCATTGGTACATCAAATTATCAAACCAAGTTGAGAATAGACTCATACTCAGCTAACATCATCAAGAGTCATTTCCGCTGACTTCATAATGCGGTCCCTTACGTGATTAGGAATCTGATAACCTAATCGAGTAAGAAAGTCAAGGTACTTCTCTAAGTGCTCCAACCAAGTATCTGTTGCATCAAAGTTTATATTGACATTCTCATGCAAACTGTGTGGCCCATTATGATAGTAACTGAGTGTAATGCACTCTGCGGAATCTGTTATTTTGGTGTGAACTTCATCAATACTCATCATCTGTATTTTATCCCAACCTCTTATCATTATCTAATTCTACAAGTTTACGGTTCTGAATCCATCCCTTGAAATTACCAGACCAGTAATAACCATTCTTATCTAAGTGTGATACTCCCGGGTCAAATAAATTATCAACAGCCGTCACATCAATATATGTACTTTCACGACTCCAAGGCATAGGAGTAGCTTGATGCTCAAAGGGAGTCATATGCATAGACAACATAAGCTTCTCTGCAAACCCAAGGTCTTTCTCCACATCAGGATTACTTTGGTCATGGTTCATATAACTTACGCGCGCGCAGCGGGCCGCACTTATCTTTCTGACTACATTTTCTGGAATTTCTGTAGTTAAAGTTTCAATCAATCCATAATCTTCATCTGTGATGTAAGGTAGATGCCAACTACCGGGAAGCAATTCTTCATTTACAGACATTTCCATTGCTTGTTTCATCAACCGAGCGAGTTCTAACATTTCAGGCTGAGTATCAGAAGCAATACGCAACCTAAAGAAATTATCCCACTCAGTAGCAGTTACAACCTTCTTCTGTAAAGTAAAAGCTTCAAAGTAACGGCCCAAGTGCTGCTTGTGTACCTTATCCATCCATCGTTCTACAAAGGCTTCAATTACATCCTTCACATCCCACAACTGAGAATTGAAATCAAGTTTCTCTTTCTCACTTAACTTCTCGTAACCCTGCATCCCTCGCTCATTCTTGCGAAGGTCAGAGGGTAAATAATTTGCCTTTAAGAGAGCCGTCTTAATAGGAATAGCCCGTGTGGAGCTAGAATTACTACTAAGCATTCGATGCTTCTCAAACTCAGCATCAATGAACTTAGGGGCACAGGTTTCTAGTGTTACTAACCTAATACCATCCGGGGAAATATGGTCAAGTACCACCTTTGCATACATCCCTTCCGGCCCATATACTTCCGATTTATAGTGCATAGTTAAACCGTGTTAAAGTCACATCAGCATCCCAATCTTCAAAAAACTCTTTTACACATGCTGTAAGTTCTTCCATTCCTTTATCAGGATGTTTTTCTAAAGCCTCCCAAAACTCATCACACCCTTCTTTGATTACGACTGTAAACGTAAAAGTTTTCATGCAGTTCCAGTGTGGCCGAAGCCACCTTCTCCACGTTCAGATTCACTTGAGAATTCATCTACTACTTTAAACCTACTAGGCCGTACAATGGGTACAAAGAACATCTGTGCAACTCTATCCCCTGCTTTAACAAACTGAACCTTTTGACTCCTGTTGTAAACAGCAATCTTAATTTCACCTTGGTAATCAGAATCAATTAGACCAGTACCATTACCTAAGACAATTCCAAACTTGGAACCTAGGCCACTTCTCGGAATAATAATAGCTGCAATATTTGGATTACCAATATGAATTGCAATACCAGTAGACATAAGTTTAGTACACTGTCCCGGTTCTAGTTGGAATCCAATAGAGCTACTATACTCACTAAATACTCGTAAGTCAACTGCTGCACTACCTTCTGTAGCATACTCAGGAATAACAGCCCCCTCTCTCAGTAACTTAATCTCAATCTCATTTACCAAGTAAATATCCTCCTAAAAACATAGTGGCAACCGTTAAAATGGCAAACCATAAAGAGGCATCACGCCCCACAAATAAAATGTAGAGAACCAATAAAATGCAGAGAACCATACCAATAATACCGATTACAGGAACCCCTACCAAAATTAAATCAAATATGTTTAACAGTGTCATTCATCTACCCATTCTTTAGGGATTGTCTTTAAAGCCCATTTAAAACCGTGTTTAATACACCAATCTCCGTATCTAGTCGGACTCTTACGGTAGATAGGATTATTACTCATAAATACAAATCTAATATCTAGGTCAGGATTGGTGTCTCTAACGTAAAGGGCTTTCTCTCTATTCTCTTTAGTAAAGTGACCTTTGGTTTCAATGATGATTCGTTTGCCGCTTTTACTCTTAAATTCAAAGTCAGGAGTATATGTGCATTCCTTGGCCGGAATTGTGTACCTAAGCTTGGTCTTTTCATATCTAAATCTTACCTTACGGTCGGTTAAGTTTTTAGCAGTTTCAAGTTCAAACTTAGATTTATATATTTCCCCCTTCCAAGCGTGTGTTTTTTGTCTACGTGCCATATTGAACTTCTTCAAACCGATACATAAGTGCGCATCCATTGTCTTTCACATTTGTGACAAATCAAAAAAGCATAGAATTTATGTTTCGTGTTTAATGTTTGTCCACAATAAGGGCATAACCCACGCTCAAGGGCAAATACTATAAGTTCTTCTTCTTTGATTAATTTAGTAATGGATTCGTGAATCATACTGGCGGCTCCCACTCTTCGTTTGGGTATCTGCGAATCCACAATAGTTTACCATTCTCCCTTATAATTTCGTCAATAGATAGTTTTGTAAGCGGAGTAAACTTGTCCACGTTTTGTTGATAACATTGACGCACAACATTATACATTTCCTTCTCAGTTTCACAATAAACAAGTAATTTCTCCGCTGTTTTTGGTCCGACTTTCGGGATGCCCAATATGTTGTCAGATACGTCACCAGTAAGAAGCTGAGAATAAAAGTTAAGTAAAGCTTCATGTTCATCTACCCAATATCTCTCTTCTTTAACAAAGTTGTAGTGCCATCCCGGAATCATGTTTAAATCTTTGTCGATGGTGGAGATAATAGTATTAGTATGAGCATCGGGGCCGAATCTGTAATCGGCCACGCAGCAAGCTTGGTTATAATCCTCATACTGAACAATACCAAGCTTGTCATCTGCTTCCATTCCATCAACTATTTCAGCATCCCACTCATCAACTAAATACTTCCTTAATTCATCGTACCAGTATGGTCTATCTTCTTTATCTCTGTGACCCTTGTATGGCTGAATTGTTGCTAACTTAAATCGAAAGTTATTATCCCCGGTAAGGAATAATCGCATATCCTTAGTCTGCAAGTCCTCAAGAATCTTGAACAACTGCAAACGCATCCAGTGAATTACTTCGTGACGTTCCTTTGGAACCACGATTGGCAGTATTTCTGCATTGCTACAGCCAACAATAGCTCTCTTAGCTTCACTCCTAAGACGAAACGTGTTAATGCATTCTCCGTCCACAATTGCATTGTATTGTCTTTCTTGTCCTGCATGGCCTATCCTATAAATTAGAACATCTGCGTCCTGTAAAATTAGTTGGGTTACCGTTTTCATTTTTTAAAGGTGAAGGGAGCGTCCTTGCTCCACTTTTAAATCACTTTGCCTTAGCCTTAGCTGCCTTGGTAGCCTTACCCTTTAACACAGCCATACGCTTTGCATATTCCTTATCATTCTCACCGCGCAGACGACGCGGCTTAGTGTCCTTGGAACCTACAGGCCGACCACGCTTAACTACAGATTTCTTAAGCTTCTTCGCTACCTTCTTAACAGCCTTAACTCGTTTTGCACCGACCTTCTTAACAGACTTCTTCGTTTCAGGCATAAATATCCTCTTATATTCTTCCCAAGCTTCACTTGCTGCATCACTCATTATGAATTTAATTTCTCTTCTTTTTCAATCCAACCAGTCCCGGAACAATAAGGACAATCTTGGTTTTGATAACCACCACAGTAATAACAAATTACTACCCTAACTGGTTTATCCTTAACTCTTTTATCTTCTGTGAGTTTACGGTTTTTATCGTTCTTACTTTTACCCATATATGGCCATACGTTCCACAAATTAATCGGAGGAAACTTAAACTCCGGCCACCTTATTTTCATTTCTTCCTAACTCACCACTTAACTGCAGTCTATCTGCTTCTGCCATTATAAGAGCAATGGCCATCTTCATGCGAGTCAGCTTATCCTTCTTTTGCATTCGACTGATGGGCCACTTGTTTGCATTACTCCAAGGCCAGATAGGCTCGAAGTTATTTTCATCAGCATTTTTAGCTTCTGCTGTAAACAAATGTTGTCCAAGCAGATAACAAGCTGCTGCCCTTAAGAGTTCTTCATGAGTATATCCCGCATCATGGAATTCATTGAAACCTTCCACTTGAACTTGCCTAATACGTTCTCCTACTGCCGCTCGAACTAAATCAACTCCAAACACAGAACCCATTTAATTCAAATGCCCCTTATTTTTATTATCCTTAGATAAAGGAATCTCAGCATTACCAACTAACTCAGCAAGTTGGTCAAACAACTCCGTTATCGCTTGTGCGTGAGAAGGATTAAGAATCTTCTGTAAATTCTCCTCAAAGCGATAGGCATACACATAAGCCTGTGGCAGAATAGTATGCTCAAGTTCTACCATTGTATGGTCCCTGTTCCAGATTCGATAAACAGGGTATCCACACTTAGGTTCAAGCACACTATCTCCAATATCAATCTCATAGTGCTGTCCGATATAAGCAATATGCTTAGTCAGTGCCACTCTGGTCCTCTTTGGGTTCACCTTCTGGCGTATCCTCAGTTTCTTCCAGAAGCTTATTCATTTCAGCAAGAAAGCTTTCAGACGCCGCCATACGGTACTTATTAAAGAAGTGTGCTGCAACCTTCTCAACCATCCCTACATACACTTCAAACTTATCTTCCTTGGACTTACCAGCCATCGGTAAGAAACCTTGAGCAAGGGCGGCATTCACAACTTCAACAGAGGTATTAGTAGCTGTTTGATATGAAATTACAGTTTGACGTTCAGCATCTTGTGCTGCCTTCTGAACCCAATAATCATCCTTACTCATTTTCTCTGTTTTACTAGTTTCCGTTCGCGGCGAATCCTTTGCAGGAGCTTTCGCTTTCCGAGGGGCTTTTGCTGGTGCCTCAGCCTCTTCCAAATCCTTAACTTGATACCCATAATCATCTTTGATACCAGTAAGCTTAACATAATCACCCTTCTGTACATCAGGCTCATTAGTACCACAACGGTACAATTCTTTATCATCTTCAAGAAACAGATTGTAGTAAGTAGTACCCTTAAAATCCTTACTACCCGTATTCTTTACAAAACCTTCTACTTCAAAGGGTTCACCCTTGGGTTTACTCTTAAACGCCATGCTTTATTGCCTCAGTTAAAAAACGAAAGGAACTTGGTGCGGAGTCGCTCCGCTTCCATCTTGATAGAATCAACAGCATCATGTGCCAACTTTTCAAGAGTTACTTCTACATTCAAATTATCAATGCGGAACTGAATCCGACGCTTCTCTTCTTCTGCGTGTTCAATAATAGCATGAAGTTCTTGAACCTTCTCTTCGTATTCACGTTTAAACGCTGCAAAGCGGTCAGCAACAGTATAAAGCCCAAGTTGGGCCAAAAGTTTCTTAAACATAATTAATAATTCCTCTGTTTATGTTGACAAAGTTCACAATTACAAGATAATGGATGATTTAAAAGAGTACCATTAGACCAAGCAAGCGGAGGTTGATAAGGACCATCCCGCAAAGATTCTGGCCATTTCCAAGTGCATAAGTATCTTTCCTAATGCCATTCGGGCGTGCATCATATTGAGCAACTAATGCCGCTGAATTTGCTTCTACTTCTTCTTGGTTTTCTTTTCGGCTAAAATATTCTTCTCGTTTCTCCATATATCGTTCTGGTGTGAATGTGCCGGGATAATACCCAAGTCACATTGCATCAATGACAGCACTTGCCTTCCACGTAAAACCTATTAAATCCCAATACAGATTTTCTAATCGTTCAACCACTTTTCTTTCCACTCTTCACTATCACTCCAATTAGGTTTAATTACTACCTCAGCCTCAAGGGGCACATTAAAGTCAATTTTGTACACCTTCTTTAGATACTCTACTGTTTTATCTACCATTGATAGATTAACAATTTCTGTAAATATTTCTTCCTCACCGGGGGCTACTTCTGAGACCGTAGAATCGTGGACTGTATTTACCATAAAACTCTTTAATCCACAAGCCCTCATTATGTGCCATTGATATACAACACCAATTGGGACAATATCCGCTGTTGCAAAGCTTTGAACCGGATAATTACAGATTTGTTGAGAGTTAACAACAAAGCCAGAGGAAGTAAGTTTCGTAGTTGGCCAGAAGAATCGAAGCCCGGTAATTGTCTTGAGAGTCTTATCTCGTAAGACCTCATCAATCCAAGCCTGTTGCGTATCCGTAATCTCTCGATAATGTTCTCTAAAGTACGCATAGTATGCTCTCTCCGAATCCGTTCCAGATGTACCACCATAAAGTGGTTTAAATGTTCTGCTTTTGGCTTCTGCGCGTAATTCCTTACCTTTAGCGGATTTTTTATCTTGGATTTTATTCCAATCTTCTGCAAATACAACTGACGCCGTAACTGAGTGTACATCTACTTTATTCTTTATATCCTCTATTGCTTGCTTATCTTGTCCAAGAAATGCCGCAACTCTAAACTCCAACTGTGCTTGGTCGCCTTCACCAACTTTCCAGCCCGGTAAACGGGTATTTATTAAAGGTTTGTATTCTCTCGGGAAATTTTGAAATTGGGCCTTATAATTTTTCCCTGTACTAGACAACCTGTGTGTTTGGGTAACAGTCTGATTAAGTGAAGCAGTAAGGATATGCGTATCCGTTTCATTAATGCAATCATAGAACTTATCCAGTGTTTTACTTAGTGCTGCATTTAGTTTAGCTAACTCTTTCTGTAGTTCAAGGAATCGTTTCTGTTTTTGATTCTTCGCCTTAAGTTTCTCAAGTACTTTAGCATTAGTAGACGGAAGGCCAGAAGGACCAAGAATTTCATTCCCCCTGTAGTCCTTCGGAATCTTAAATCCAAGTGTGCCGTAAATAGCCTCTCTTAGTTGCTTAGGAGAACGAGGATTAACATTACCAATTAACTCGTTATATTCCTTGGTAAGTTCCAAGTGTCGGGTTTTAACCTTCCTGACCACCTGTAGGACTCGCTCCCCATCCAAATGTATACCGTATTTTTCGATATCTGCAAGTACGGGAGTGAATAAACATCTAGTAAACATGGTGGGTAACAATCCACCGTGTATAATTTCATTTCTTTGCAGTTTAAACAATTCAAGGGTTTGTTCAACGTCTTGGTTTCCATATTCCATTAACCAACTTTTAGGGATTCGTGAAGGACAACACCCTTTGTGAATCAAAGTAGAAACTACAGACTCTTTACCTTTAAGTCCGCGTCTACGTAAACAGGCTTCTAGAGTAAGTGTACCTTTCTTACCACCATACCTATTACCACCTATTACGTAATCCCCAATCATTGTATCCCATACAACTACCCTTGATAAGTCCAAGCCAGCTCTAACAAGCCAAGCCAACTCAAACTTAGCATTATGAGCGACAATGAAAGTAGCTCTATAAATATCTTCAATAAGGTCTTGTAATTCATACTCATTGCTGAATTTACATTTGAACGTATTTCCCAA